CTGGCAACCAACCATTATAAAGAGTACCTTTGGTCGCTGCTGTAATGTATACATTATTAGTGGAAGACGTTGCAGTAAAATTAGGAACACTTGTATAACTATTAATCGCAGCAGCAATGGCGGCTGCTGTTGTTTCATTGTCTCCTGTATGCGAAATTGTTGTTCCCATTATATCAACTGTCTGAGTCCGGTCTTTTGACTTAATACGGAGTTTTATAGTATCTCCAGGGAGGTTACTACCTTCAGATATATAAAATGAGCTTGTTGCAGCAGTTCCTGTTGAAGTTGTTGCATTTCCGCCTGTTACGTTAAAATTAGTCCTTGCTCTTGCTTCATACCAATCATCAATTCTATTAGTTGGTTGTGTACCTGTTTTAGAATACCCATCCCAATAATGGTAAATCTTTGCATCCTCAAATTGAGCCGATGCGTAAACTCTGCCATCAAAAAAATCCAGCCCAAGAATATCAGTCATTGAAGTTGATAAGTCTGCGTGTTGGAATCTGACGTAATTAAGATTCGCTGGTAGCGAACTAGATAGAGTTATATTATCACTCCCAAATACAAAGATTCTCCCACCTGCTGCTGCTAAACCGAAAGTGTTGTTAGGCAGAGTACACCACTCTTTAAATGCCCTTCTTTTTTCGATTTCTCCGCCCCTGGTAATGTGTGCGTTAGTTAAAGTTACACAGGATCCAGGTACAGACGTTACTACAGTCCTCCTGGTATCAATCCCACTTTTAAAATCCTCAACAAGTACATAAGGCATTATGAAGCCCCTTGTGAAATTACTATTGGGCCTCTTGGTTTATAAGTATCTGGTTCTTCATCCCCAAATACGATAGGTTCTCCTTTTGAGAGTCGGCCTTTTATCCTTGTGTAATGAGACTGAGCTTGTCCCATTTTCATTTGAGAATCTGGAGATTTTTGACGAGCCAATAATTCGCTGGCAGCGAAAAGTACAATTAACTGGTCATCTAGATCAGCAGTATCTGTTTTAGAAACAAGTGGATTCAAATTTTTAACACCTTTTAATCTTAAAGTTCCCTCGCCTGTTGTAGTAACTGCGTTAGATGAAGGGACAGGCCAAACTTCAATCTGCCCTGGGACATCTCCGTAAGCATCATAACGTAAAACAGGCCATGACCTAATATCCTGGTCAGAATCCCATTGGTTATAATTTTCAGGTTTAATCCCATAAGTCACTTTTGACCACCTATTTCCCCACTTGAATTGTACTGATTCAATTCTTTCCAGGGTAATTCCTGTAGGGACATCATAGTAGCGTTGACCAGCAGCTACATTAATATCTTTGGTCGTGTGCAGAAAAGGCCAGCTAAAATCTTCCCATAACCTTCTCTGCACTCTGTTCAAGAGGGTTAGCATCATACCCTCTGTTGCTTTCCCTAAGTTTGCCTGGATACTATGACCAGACTCTGCTCTTAAATCGTCTAACAATACTTGAAGTGTTGTATTACGAGCCATTATCTATTTCTCTTTGGATACATCCGCAGATTCTTTCTTTGGTAAAACATTAATAGGATCACCCTTTTCAAGACATCCAGGATCAATTTTTAGTTTTTTAACATCCATAGGCAGATCTCCGTATGGGCCGAATATTTCTTGAACTTTAACATCCGTATAAATTTTGCCTAATCTGTCACGTTCACTATCTGAATCGTATTTTTCTTTCCCTGTTAAAGCAATCAATGTTACAGCAGAATTTCCGTGCATATTGCGTAGCATAGCCAATTCACTTACTGTTACTCCTTCTTTTCTGATAACGTGACGGACATCACCATTCAGAGCCACATTGCATCGGTAAATGTTATTCATATCTTTTTCTTTATTAGAGTTAAGGCAGCCCCTTGAGGAGCTGCCTATTAAGCCAGAGTTACGCTATTTCGTATACTCCGTGGCAATTTAACTGACTAGCACAAAGTACAGCAGTCGTAGTAATCGCTCTGTAAAGAACATACTCGGTTGCTGGTCGTGCCGGAGAGTGCCGTTTCATTTTCTCCCCTGCCATGTAATGAATATACATTTTGGAAGGGTCGATTATGTAACAGCGTTTGCTAGGTACTTTCCCAGAGATGGTTAGATCATCAAGAGTTGGATCGTACTGAAACTTGATCCCACCATAATGAATTTCACCCATTGAAATGTCAGTAGCTTTCCCTGAACCACTCCAACCTGTCTGTGTATAGTTACCTTTGTTTTTCAACTCAGTTCCGAGTTGATCCAGGAAATCAGATCCACATACTGCGATAGAAGGCTTGCCCCCATATCTGCGTAGCTGTCTTATTTCCGTATGAAGTGTGTCAATTAGCACTTGGCCTGTAGCTGATGTACTAATTGCAACATTGGCTCGGTTTTTCCACCAAGAATTTGTGTTGGTATTCAAACCGCCAACTGTAACACCAGATGCACCAGGAACATCATAAATCATGGAACGGATGCCTTTTAATGAGTTAGCCGTTGAGCCATCTCCAAAAAGTAGGGTATTCATTCCTCTTGAGTACCCTTCCATCATATCGTCCAATTTATCTTCCAAGAGATTTGCCAACATTGTGGCTTCTCTACCGGAGTTAGATGATGTGTTTTCTCCTGTTGTGGAATCGTTTACTGTGATTCCATCGTGCTTGAGTTCTGTGAATGTTACTGAAATACCTGCGTGATGTTCCGCCCAGGTATAATTCACACGTTCAATGTTTGCTGGGTTTGCATACGTTACTGCATCAGTTCCGGTATATCCAGCAACTGTTGTCGTATACGCCCCTTTTACTGCACTTTGTATTCGCTTAGAGTCGTTAATTCTAAACCGCCTGTAAGGGCTGCTTATATTTCCATATAAGAATAGACCATATCATCATCTAGTCCGTCCACACCAGAAGATGCTCTGCGCTTCCAGCCACTTGGCTGTACTTCCTTTCGGAATGGTCGTTGAACCTTCTCTTACGAGCTTGGCTGCTGATTGTCCGTTCTGGAGTTCCCAGCAATTCACAGAGTTTGCATTACCCATTACTGAATAATGGCCCTACAAGTTAAGGCTAACATCTCCCTTACCACCTGGAAAATTCTTTGCATTCTTTTCCATAGCTGCCAGGAGTGGTTTGTCTTGCAGACTTTGGGCGTATACAGTTCCCTTATCTATGTAATAGTCAAGGGCTGCATTTGCCACATTAGCGAGTTCGTTTGCAGTTAAAGCTGCCATATTTTTCTCCTAATTAAAGGACTCAAGCTGCATTCCCTGAAAGTGTCTGTTTTATAACATCCTTTAAACTTGAAGGGGCAGGGCTTGGAGTCCCACTAAGTTTTCCACCTGTAGAGGTGCGAAGATTCTGGCGTTGAGGAGCTCTTGCTTTGTATCTTTCATTTACAGTTTTATAAGCATCATTTGCGATGCCCAAAACTTCTTCAGAAGTTACAGGCCGTCCTCTCTCATTTACCAGAGCCGCCACTCTATCGTTAATTTCCTCTTTTTTGAGAGAGAAATCCGGGTCAGAATTACGAGTCGTTTCTTCCCAATCTGTAACCACTTTTCTCAGGTAGTTCAGTTGTTGGTCTGCCTTTTGCTTCATTGATGCTTGTGTAGCTTGTTCAGCATTTTCTCTTTCTTGTTGCCGAAGTTGCTGCTCACGCAGTAAATTAGCTCTGGCTTGACTTAATTCTTTTGCTGCATCCTCATCCAAATATCCGTCATCAAGTTTTCCTTGAATATCATCTGGCAATTTCTTCCCTGTTAGCTCACTAACGTTATTTAGATGGCTTTGGAGAATTTCATGGGCTTCACTTGGATTATTTCTAATTAGTGACATGATTCTAAATCCTTCTGCGGCATCATTTGCAGAAAGATTATTTTTCCCAATATAATCTACAATCTTCTGATACTGTTCAGAATCTTTACGAAATTGTTCTGCCAGATTTTTCTGCTCGTTTTTTTCGGCAACGAGTTTTCTGAATCGTGGATGCTTATTAAAGGGTACATCTGACCAATCATCTGCTTCAACTTGCGGATCAATTTCCTCTGTTTTAGCTTCTAATTTTTCTTCTGTAACCTCCTCGGTTTCTATCTCTTCAGAAGTAGTTTCTTCCGGGGGGTTATTCTCCGGCAATGCAGACTGTACTACATTAAGGAGTGATTCCTCAGTTTCTTCTACTTCCGTAGCATCTGACGAAGATGCTTCTTCTCCCTCTATAGTGGAAGACTCGTCTATTTGTGTTTCTTCAGAAATGGGGGACGATTCCATTTCTTGCTGTTCTTCAGCCATTTCGTCCTTATTATTAGTTAAAAAGTTTATCCTGCAGGGAGTCCTTTACGTCCTCCCTGTGGACTTGGTTGAGGGGCATTACCCCTTCCTTTACCGCCTTGTGCTTCAGGAGCTTCACCACCCCTTTGCACATTACCTCTAGCACCTAACAACTGATTTTGAGCCACAATTGATGGAAGATTACCCACAATTGCCTCAGAAAATTCCATTTTGTCATCAAGTCTTTTCAAGAGTTCTTTTGCCAGGAATGATGGATCAATACCTGGTATCTGGATCAAGAATGGGATGATCCTTTCAATATTCTGTAGCTCTGCTGATTTATTTGGTTTTCCTGTAGATCCAGCCTCTATTTCAAGAAAAATTTCATTTAAAATATCTTCTCTCATAAACTCAGGCCAAACAGCTCCTGGACCAACTATTTTTTTAACTTCCTCTGGTGACATTTCTAGTAGAAGAACCTGACCAGCAGCCCTGGTAATCTCTGACATAAAACTATCAAGGTCATCTACATTTGCTCCAAGTGCAGAATTTCTTGATGCTTCTGCATTTGAAACTTCTGTTGCAGTACCTTTTGATATTTGTCCATATGAAGATTCTTGTTGTCCTGCCACAAGTTGCACATCATCAAATATAGTTCCTACTTCATAAAGATTAGGGTCAATACCAATCTGCTGAACAGGTTGAAGTACATCATCAACTTTCTGTCCTGATGCAAGTGCTTGTAGTTCAAGGACTGAGTTTGCCGCAGGATTCCTTAATTTAGCCTTATCTTCATCTTCTAACATTCCGGCTGGTGCAACATATTTTGGTCTGTTTGCTCGTCTGTGTTCACGCAATCCTTGACGAGCTCGATTGTACTCATGCTGCATCGGAGATAATAATTTTATATCTGATGGAGGGAATAAATGATCTTTATGTTCACATTCATTAAAAGTTAATGAGAAAATAGGCCAAAATGTTTCAAGTTTAATTGGAGGAGAAGATGGCTCTTTTAAAAAATCTTTATGACCATCACAAACACAATACATTAAGCCTGAAGATTTATCATAAATTTCCCATACTAAAGCAAGTCCATCACGAATATCCTGAGATTTCATTCCTTCAAACTTTTCAAATGAATAATTAAGAGGTTTATTACTAGATCTTCTTCCTTTAAGATCATACTGCATATAATCCTGTTTTATATCTACTCCATATATTTCTTCTACCTCATCTGCAGAAAGATACATTTCATGTGCAATCCAAGTTGCTCCAACAAATCCTCGCAATTGTCTACACATAGGATCTACAATTATTGAATCACATTCTGGAAAATCAAAAAGAAGACCTTCCTGGACAGTTACTAAAGGTTCTTCCTGGAGACTTTGAAGAGCAAGTAAAAGTTCTTCCATTTCTGAATCATCTTCATTTATATCTCCTTTTTGAACATCTTTAGCAATTCTTTTAAGATGATCAATTTGAGCCTGAACATCGCTAATTTTTGCAGAAATTTCCGGGAGCCGATCAAGCTCTCTTTGATAACCAACTTTGACAAATCCTACTGATGTGGTAATTACACGCCTTACCAAACCTTTCATCTGAGATTTAAAAGTTGGCCTTTGTTCATTCATATAATAATCAAAAAGTAATTCCAGGGACTCTGAAACTTTATCTAACATTTTTCTTTGTTGCTGTACTTGTTCATGTTCCTGGACAAGCTGTACTGCAAATGGTGAAGGAGGGAATCCATTTTGTTGAGCCATCTCAATTTCTGAATGGGCCATTGCAAGTTTCTTTTCATCACCATCCCAAATCTGGTAATCCAATCTACGTCTTCTCTGAGCAACACATTTGGGGTTTTTGGCG